AGCTCGTCGCCCGTCGGGTGGCTGCCGTAGACCTGCGTGGCCGGCAGCACGAGGCCGCAGGCCGTCGCCGCCGCCCAGGGCACGCCCACGCAGTCGAGCGCGCCGCCGATCGTGCGGCCTCGGTGGCCGACCGGCGTGCCGATGCAGGTTGCCACTGCATCCAGGTACTGCTGTCGTGCGATCACACTTCCTCGGGCGGTGAGATGATGGCCTGCGCCGACGGCGCGTACGGGTCGCCGCCGAAGTTCAGCACGTTGGCAAACTTGTCTCGGCAGGTGCTGAGCAGGCCGTCGCAGCCGACCAGCACGATGGCCTTATCGCCCACTGCCACGTCGAACGGCGTGGGCGTCAGCAACGTCAGCTTGCGGTCGCTGCTGCGGTAGTCCGCGATCGCGAAGGTGCGGCCGATGTTCGCGCCGCTGGCGAAGATCACCGCGCCGTCGCGGAACCACTGGTCAACCTCGGCAGCCATCGTGGCCACCTTGAACTCGTACCGCGCGCGGCCGCTCACGATCGTCGACACCGCGAAGCCCTGGCCGAGGCGGTAGCCGATCGTCTGCGCCGGCGTGGTCTCGAACGGCTCGTCGAGTGCAACCGTCGTAGCCGTGTTGCTCAAGATCTTCCGAAGCTGGCCGCTGCCCTGGTTGATCGTGCCCGTGATGGAGTTGGGCCGCAGCAGGACGTAGTAGTGCTGGCTGGTCGTGCTCTGGTAGCTGTTCACCGCCCAGCTCTGCGTGCTGTCGGTGACGCTGTCGATGGTCGAGCTGGTGGCATTGCCGGTGTCGGTCGGGTTGAGCTGCGTCCACTGCCCAATGTCCTTCTTGCAGTACTTGCCGCCCAGCCGGTACGGGCACTTGGGCGTGAACACGCCGCCGAAGCGGCCGCCCTGCGGTCGCTGGAGCTGCTGCGCGCGGCCCTCAAGGGTCGCCGTGAAACTGGCGCCAGTCCGCAGCATCTGCCTGATCCACCGGCGATGCCGGGCCAGCACAATCCAGGGCCGTACCCAGTCCACGATGACCTGCCGCACCTCGGACCCGACGTAGTTCTGCGCGTCGATGTCGCTGGCCGTGATGCTGATGCTGTCGATGACGCCCTTGGCCTCCTGGCTGCCGGTGCGCAGCGCGGCCTCGCGGCGGTCTGCAGACAGCTCGCCCAGGACGATCGGGCGGTAGGTGTCGCCCTCGAACGTCACCTGCCGGTCGTGGTCCGTGACCGCCAGCCGCTGGCCGTCGGGCCGGATGATCAGGAGGAGGTGGCACAGGCCCTTCGCGCGCGTGTACGCGAGCGAGTCCAGGCCGACGATGCCGGGGCGAGTCGTCACAGTGCCACCGTGGTCCCGACGATGGACCCGCCTGCGGCGATGACCGAGTACGGTACGCCCGTGACGTAGCCCAGCGCGTAGCCTGCCGCGCCGCCCGCCGCGCCGGCGACGCCGCCAAGGCCCGACTGGCCAGACGATCCAGCCGCGCCGGGTGCGCCGCCGCTGCCGCCGATCGGGGTGCCGGTGGTGCTCTGGCCACCCGCTCCGGCGGCTAGCAAGGTGCCTGGCTGCCCGCCAGTGCTCGGATCGGGCGGCGACCCTAGTGCCGGGCCGCCCTTGCCCCCTGGCGCTCCTGCGCCGCCGCCACCGCTGCCACCGGGCCGGTTGACGCTGGACGCCTGGCCTCGCGCCGCGCCGCCGCCGCCGCCGGCACCGCCCTGGATGCGCCCGCCGTTGACCACCGTGGTCGGCGTGGCGATGCGCAGGGCCGGCCCTCCAGCCGTGCCCGCCGTCATGCCTGCGCCGAGATCGGACATGCCCTGGCCGCCGTTGCCGCCGCTGCCGACGATGTACGCGCCGGCCTCCAGCGTCAGCAGGATGGTCGAGCCGCTCGGGAAGGTGCCCGTGTCGAGGCTCGGGCCGTCCGCCGCCGTGCCGCCGCCGATGACCACGTCGCGCTCGACGACCACGTCCAAGGCCACCGGGCCGTCGGTCGCCGTGTAGCCGAACAGGGCCGCCACCTCCTCGCGCAGGCTGACCCGGTTCAGCCGCGACGCCGTGAACCGCAGCTGCATGGGCTTGCGGTTGTCGTTGAGGCCAAACAGGACGCCGGCCTGCGTGTCCTTCAGGAACTCCCAGGACTCGCTGGTCGTGCTCGTCGCCCAAAGCTCCGCAGACTCGCCGGCGGCAAGCGACACGACGTTGGTGCCCGTCCGCGTGCGTACCTGCGTCGTGCCGATGCCGAGGTTCACGACGGTCACGTTGGGCTGCGCGCCGAGGCGCAGAAGGGCCGTGCTGGGCAGGTCGGTGTTGTGGTTGCCGGTGCGCTGGAAGACGTACAGCCGCGCGCCGCCGTCGGCGCTGTCCAGACGGCAGAGGTAGTCGGCGTTCGCCGTCACGAACACCGCGTCGCCGCGCATCTCCTGCTGTGCCGTGCGCGCCATCAGTACGACACCCAGTAGGCCGAGCCGCCCGATCGGTACATGCCCAGCCGCACGCGGCCACCGACGCCAAGGAGGAACACGTTGTTCCCGGCGTCGTCCTTGATCTGCACGTTCTGCGAGCCGGTGGTGTGCAGGATCGTCAGCAGCGCCGGCCCGCTGGCTTGGTACGTCGGCACCGGCAGGAACACGTTGACGCCTGCCGTGCTGGTGCCAAGGACGTGCAGCGCGCCGTCGTTCCACGCCAGCCGGATTGAGCTGGTCAGCAAGCCGTGGAACTTCGCGCCGCCGTTGTGCCACCGCTCCGGCTGCTCGACCTCGTTCAGCACCTCGACCACGTCGAGCTGCGGCAGGCTCCACACGTTGTAGGCGTCGGCCTGCAGCCGCGTCCATGCGTCCACGTCGGCCGTGAACCGCACCGGCACGTCGAAGCGACAGCCGGCAGTGATGACGGTGCCGTTGGCGGGAGCCGTGTTGAAGTTGATCTCCCCGGCGCTGTTGACCGTGAACGCCGTCGTCGGCGTGCCGTCGATCGCCGCCAACACCGTGCCCGACACCGGCAGCGTCAGCGTGCGGATGTACTCGTTGGGGCCGGTGATCTCGTACCGCTTCACGAGCTGGTACGTGGTCTGCGTGCCGGTGCCGCTGCCGATGAGCTGATCGATGGCCGTCGGTGCCGTCTCGCCGTCGGCGTTGGTCGTGTAGTCCGACCAGTCCTTGATGCGGAACGAGTGCAGCGCGCCGCGACGCGCGAGCGCGAACGCCTTCAGCGCCTTGGCCTCGCTGCTGTTCCGCAGCTCGCTGCGCAGGCTCATGCGATGTTGGCTCTGCGACTGACGCGCAACGCGGAACTCGTGGCCCGTCGCCGTCTGCTGGATGATCGTCGCGAAGCCCCCGCCGGCGCTGCTGCCGTACTGGAAAGCGTCGGGGAGCGTGATGTCGTGGAAGGCCATGCTGGGCTAGGCTCGTGGGGTCGTGCCTGGAGCGGTCAGGCCTGCGTTGGCACCGCTCTGCGTCGGCGTCAGGCCGCTGACAGCGCCACGGAAGATCGCCGCGCCGACATCCGCCAACCCCTGGCGCGCGATGCTGGCGACGATGCCGGCGAACGCCTGCCGCAGCGTCGTGGTCTTCATCAGCACGTCCGCGAACGCCGCGCCGACCGTGCTGCCGATGTTGCCGGCGTAGTTGGCCGCGCGCTCCATGTTCTCGGCGACGACGCGCGCGTTGTCCGCCTCGCGCTGCTTGTAGTTGGCAATGATCGCCGCCGACTGCACGGCACGCTGCATCGCCTCGCTGGTGCCAGTCGTGCCGACGCCCATCTGGCTCGACACCTCCTGCGGCTGCAGCGAGCGGTAGCGCGCGCGCAGGACCTCCTGCGTCTGCTCCGGGGACAGTTGGACGTTGGGCAACCCGCGCTCGAACTGCGTGACTTGCGTGCCCTGCATGCCCGCCGCGTAGTACCGCGTCACGTTCTGGCCGCCGGTGCGCATGTACTCGCGCGCCGCCGCCTGCTGTGCCTCAGTGCCGCGCGTGGCGAGGTAGCGCGCCACGTCCGCACCGCCGCCGACGCCGCCAGGGCCGAACTGCTGCAGGTTCAGCCCCTGCCCGGTGCGCTGAACGTCCTGGATGGCCTGGAACAGGGCCTGCTGCTGGCCGCCGGCCTCCTGCGGCAGGCCCAGGTAGGCGCGCGTCGAGGCGTCCAGCTTGGCCTTCTGCATCGCGGCCGCGAGCTGGTCGAAGCTGCTGGCAGCCTCCTTGGTGTTCCGAGAGAACAGCGACATCAGGCCGCCGATCGTGGACAGCACCGTCACCAGCGTCATCAGCGGGTGCGCGCGCAGGATCGTGCCCAGCACCGAGAACGCGCTGCCGCTTGCGCCGACCGCGCCGCGCAGCTCGCGGAAGTCCTGCACGGTCTTGCCGATCTCCAGCAGCGCCCGCGACGCGCCGAAGGCACCAGCCGAGACGTTCAGCTCGGAAAACGCCTTGGCCGTCTGCGCGATGCCGCCGGCGACCTGCACAGCGCCGCCAGTCGTCTGGAACGCCTTGCTGATGGCCGCCTGCGACTTGAGGGCCGAGTCACTGACCGAGTCGATCGCCCGCTTCGCCTGCGCCGCGCCCTGCTCCATCGGGCGCGCGTCCAGACCCAGTTCGAGAACCTCGGCCACTATGCACCTCGCTGATGTGCGCCACGTAGGCGCGGTCCATGGCCTTCAGCAGCCGGCACCACCGCCGGCGACTGGCGCCCTCGATGCCATGATCCTCGCACCACCGCGACAGCTCCAGCCATGACAGGCCCTCGCCGTCGCTGACGCTGCGGCCGTCCATCAGCACCGCCCAGGCTTCCCAGACGGGCACCAGGTCGGCGTCGAGCGTCGGCGGCTGTGTCGGTTCCTCGCGCAGCTCCTCGGGGATCTTCCGGCCCTTGCGCCGCAGCCATTCCCGCAGGCCCGCCTCGGCGGCCTTCTTGGTCGGGTCGTGGGTGCGTGTGAGCTGCCATCGCAGGGCCTGAATCAGTTTCCCGCGGCGCGGGCTTCCTCGTCGGCCAGGAGGGCCGCGCGGTCTTGGGCAATCCGAAGGATGCACTCCAGCAGGTTCGTCCACTCGGGCCGCGACAGCATCTGCGCCGCCTCGGCGACGCGGTACACCAGCGGCTGCCCGCCCACGGTGAGGTTGCGCGCGCCTTTCCAGAGCGTCTGGGCGACCGCCTGGGCGAGGATCGTTCGCTCATCGGCTGGCGACAGCCGGCGGTCCCGGATCTCAAGCAGGTAGGGCCTGCGGGCTTCCTCGAGGGCGCGCTCGTACTCGACGCCGATGGGGCAGACGAGCACCGCCGGCCGGTCCTCGTGCTCGCCGCGCGAGGCGACGGCAGACAGCGTCCCGTCCGGCTGCCGCGATAGCAGCCACCAGACACCGCCGGACAGCTTGCCGGCGTCGAGTTTGCAGGAGTTGAGGTCCATGCTCTGTAGCTACTGGCTCAGTCCCACCGCTGCAACCGGAGCGTGCAGTCCTGGGCCTGCGACCGATAGCCGCTGACCGTCATGGTGCGGAAGATGTCGCTGCCCGGACCCTGCACCGGCACCGACAGATCGGTGATCTTGGCCTGCGGAATGGCGAACGACCATCCGCGGCTGTTCGCGTCCGTCGCGACCAACCACAGGTCGGTCGCCGTGTTGCCAAGGAACGTCGTCTGGTCGTCCTGGGTGTCGAAGTAGGCCGACAGGTTCGCCGAGGCCGTGAACAAGCCGCGCGGCATGCCGACCGGGCCGAGCGCGGCAAGTTGCTCGCGCGGGCGGATGTTGTTGCTGATGGCCAGCGCCACCGACTGCGCCGGCACGTCCTGGCCGACGCCGCTGGCGTTCGACAACTGCACCTCCTGCACGCCGATCGGGTCGAGCGTCGGCGCGAAGGTCGGAGCCGCGTAGGTCGCTCCGGAGATGAACACGTCCGTCGTGCCCGTGTTGCCCGTGACGATGGAGTCCTTCGCCTCGCACTGGAACGAGATGGTGGCGAGCTGGTTGACGGCAAGGTTGATCGAGGCCGAGTTGAACACGACGCCCCGGTAGATGTGCGCCCTCTGCAGGTCCAGGTGCGCGACCTCGACGGTGAAGCTCTGTTCGCTCAAGGCATTGGTCGCCCGCGCGCCGCGCGTCACGGTCACGTTGCCCGAAGAGCCGGTGAAGTTGGCAACTCGGTCGACGGTCAGCGTCAGCGCCACCACCGTGGTTACGCGCAGGTAGCCCATGTCGGCGGCGAGGCCGCCGGAAAGGCGGATGATGTCGCCCACCACGATGCCGTCAGTGACGAAGCTACCCGACGCCCGCGTGATGGTCTTCGCCGCCGCCGTCGTGGTGCAGCTCGCAACCGTCGCCGCCACCGCCACGAACGAGTTGCTCATCAGCGCGAACATGGCCGCGCTCAGGCCCTCGCCGCTGGGCGAGTGCCGCAGCTCGCACGTCAGCGACCCCGTCGCACCGCGACCGACGCGCACCATGTCCTCGATGTTGCGGGTCTGGTTGATGACGTTGGACGGCGACTGCGGCACGCGGTCGGCCATTGCGTGAGCCGTCACCGGCAGCCGAAGCATCGCAGGAGTGGCGGGAGTCGTGCCGAAGGTGCCTTCGGCAACGATGGAGACGCGAGTACGGAAGCCGTCGGCCATGGTCAGATCGTGTAGTCAGCCTGGAAAGGAACGCGCACCACGCGCGTCACAGTGGCCGCCTCAATGTCCAGCGCACCGGACACCGTAGGCGGTGGGAAGAAGCGGATCGGGAACGGCGACGACAGCTCGACGCCTCGGAAGGCACCGACCACCGTCTCGGCCAGCGTCAGGACGGCGGCGTCGCCACGCTCGCGCGGCTGCTGCAGGCGTACCTCCATCTCGCCGACCGTGCGCCAGCGGCGCGGGCGCCCGAGCGTGAGCTGCCGCTCCTCGCGCACCGTGACCGTCACGCGCGCGACGGGCTGGTCGCCGGCGAGGGCCGGGCCGTTGTCGTAGACGGTGTCAATGCCGCCAGGCGTGGCCACCTGGGCCATGTAGCGGCCTCGCACGGCCTCGATGGTCTGGGCCTGACTCATCGCAGGCCCCCGAAGACCTGGCGCAGGACGGCCAGCGTCGGGCCGACCACACCGTTCGGGGCCTGACGGCTCCACGGCTTTTTGCCAGGGCCGCCGAACTCGATGACCTGGCCGTACGGCACAGGGCAGGAAAACCACACCAGCGACGGCTGCATGAGCTGGCCGACGGTGGCCATCAGCTCCTGCACGACCTTGGTCCCGTTCGGGTCGACGCCCGGCAGTTCGCCGCGCGCCGGCACGTTGAAGGACGCCTGCCAGTTGCGCCGCATGTGGCCGCCGAGGTAGCCCGCGCGGCGCAGGATCGGCAGGCCGCGAGCGCGCCGCCCTGCGTTCATCGACCAGCCTTCTTCATTGCCGACCGGCGTGTTGAGCACGAGCTGCCGGATGGCCTCCGCGCAGACGCGCTTCTGGAACTCGACCGGCTTGCGGCGCAGGTTCTCGTCGGCCCAATCGTTCAGCTTGGCCACGAACTGCTGCGGGTTGCTCACGCGATCACCTTGCCGCAGTCGCAGCGGTAGGCGGTCGTGACGCCCTGCACCTGGTACTTCTCGACCTCGATGATCTGGTACGGGTTCGAGGTGTCGAGGCCAACAACGATGCGGTCGCCCTTGTCCGGCACGACGGCGAGGCCCTGCGCCGGAACGTAGAACGTGCCCGTGATGCTCTGGTCGATGCCCTGCGCGGCGTAGCGGTTGATGTCCCGCACCGGTCCCTCGGCAGTCCACGCCGTGGACGTGACCGTCTGCGTCACCGTGCCGTTGGCCGCGTAGCCCGTCGCCGTGCGCGTCTCCAGGGTGATGGCCTGGCCGAACGTCGCCGCCAGCTCCGTCTCCAGCGCGAGGAACTCGTCGGCGAGCGTCACAGGTCCATCCATCCCCAGCTCGACGACCCGCTGATGAGGCCAGCCGTGGCGAGCATGCGCTCCGCCTCAACGAGCTGCGTCTCGGCGGGCTTCGTGCCGGCGTAGGTCACGGACTTAGACGAGCCGGACGCCGAGGACAGCGACTCGGACTTGATGTCGCCCGTCGTGCGCGTCGTCGGGTTGATCGTGACGCCCTGGACGTGCATCAGCGCCATCGCCGCCGTCGCCTGCTGCACCCGCAGCGGCACCACGTCGCTGGCGATCAGCTCGCCGGCGGCGTCGTAGGCGTAGTCGCGTGGCCAGTCCAGGGCCTGCGTCGTCGAGTAGCGATAGCCCACCCAGCGACCGCCGTAGCGCAGGTCGAGCGCCATCGTGGCCTCGCGGATCGCGGCCTCGCGCGTCGCCACCGTCGCCGACGACCAGGCCGACGGGTTGCCGTAGCTGGCGTGGTAGGCGTTGGCGAACGCCAGCGAGCAGTACGCCGTCGCCGTCGCGCTCGCGGTGCCCGTCTCGACGACCAGGCCAGGAGCGTCCCAGGTCAGGTTGTACGGGAAGGCGTTGACCTCGACGAACTGCTGGTAGTTGCCGGCGTCAAGCTTCGTTCCGCCGAGCGTGATGTTCGCGAACGTCAGGTCGTGCGGCGTGCTGACGGCGTCGCGCCCGATGATGCGCGACACCTGCCCCGGCACGTACTCGCACGTGATGCCGTCGAACTGCATGTCGAAGATCTGGCCTGCAGCGTTGTTCGCCGTCACGCCACCGAAGGGGTACGTGCGATTTTCCAGAGACCACAGGCGGGAATACAGCGGACCCCACACCTTCAAGTTGCTGACTTGCACGTTGAAGACGCCGTTCGCTGCGTTGGCGTTGGTCTGGTCCACCCAGCACGCAAGGATGCACTGCGCACCCATGAGAGGGTAAACACCCTCTTGCCCGCTATCGGCGTCGCCGAGCTGCATCGCATGGCAGTCGACGATGCGGCCCTGCGTCGAGTCGTTCACAGGAAAGCCGAAATAGTCGATGATGAAGGCGTTGGCCCGCGCCGCTACCGCGAACGTCCCGTAGTACTCGTTCACCTGCCCGCTCTGGACGACGATGCATGTGTCGTCGCCGGTGTAGCCGAAGCACTCCACTACGGTCCCACGCGGATCTCCAAACGACTGCTTGCCAGGGTTGAATGCGTTGCTGTTGAACGTCCACGGGTTCAGGTACTGGACGTTGCGCAGGTAGTGCGCACCGGCGCGCTGCAAGTAGAAGGGCCAGCGCACAAACGTCGGCCCCTCGATACGCAGGTTGCGCGGCGTCAGGGCCGAGTCCGTGGCGATGGCGCAGTACTTGACCTGCGTCTCAAACCCGATGTCCTGCTGCGCGTTCGAGGAGTCTGCCAGGCTGGTCAGCACGCCGTGGCCCTGGATGCGCACGCCAGTGTTGGCCGCCGTCAGGTTCGTGATGTCGAAGCCTGCGCGGCGGTAGCCAATGACCGAGAACGCACTACCCGCAGTGGGGTTGGTCGTCCAGGCCGGCGTCACCGTGATCTGCGTGGAGGTGTTGCTGACGATCTCCCGGATCTGACCGGCGCCAGTGCCTGCCGTGATGCGCACCCATGCGCCGGCGACGCTGAACTGGTTGGTGGTCCAGGACTGTGTGCTGTCCGTGATGGTCGTCGCCGCGCCTGCCGTGGCAACGCCTGTCACGTCTGGCGTGTCAAACACGACGACCGCGCCGCCCTCGATCGTGAGCGTGCAGCCGTCGTTCAGCGCGAAACCTGGCGCAATGAGGTAGATGAACCCAGACGGGAAGGTCAGCGCCTGGTTGGCGGCGACCGACGTGACAGGTGCGGCCGGGTTGAACTGCGCCGCGCCGATGGGTTCCTCGATCTCGGGCCGGCTGACGAACAGATGCACGGGCGTGCGGCGGTCTCCGTTGACCTCGACGCGCAGGCGGTTATTCGCTGGCACGACGAGCCGCAGCTCGCCGTCGACGATCGACTGCGTAGCGACGCCTCCCGGGTACACCTTTGCCTCAAAGATCGGCCCAGCGACGAGGCGCACCCGCACGTCGACCGGCTCGTCAGCGCCGATCGTCGTCCAATGGCAACTGACGTTCCCGCCGCTGTCCCAGTATTCGCACTCCGTCTCAGCTACTGCATCCCACTGCATTGTGAATGCGGCGCTCTGCGCACCGCCGACGGCCCCAGCCGTCACGATGTACTTGCTGCTCGCCAACAGGAACGATGGCGCGAAGCCGGCAGCAGGAACGGGCTGTGGGTAGACGGTGACTGCCATAGGATGCTGAAAGAGTTGGCCCCGCCGCCGTGGCTACCACGGCAGGCAGGGCAAGACCGGCTTGCGCCGGTGGTTGGTCACCGCTTGATCAGCCACGCGCCCTGGATCGTGACGCTTGGCGTTGTGCCAGCCGCCGTCAGGCGGAACCGCACGTAACGCGCCGTGCAGTAGTGGAAGGCGTTGGCCGCAGCCGTCGCGCCGCCCTCGGTCGCCTGGATCCAGTTGTCGCAGTAGAAGACCCTACGGCCGTTGGGCATCGTGTCGAACGACGCGCCCGGGTAGCCGATCAGGTTGCCGTTGCCGAGCTGCATCACGCCGAGGCGGTAGGCGTTGGTGAAGGCCGTCGAGTTTGAGCCCTGCAGCTCACACGTGTAGACCTCGTCGCCGTCGGCGATATCGCAGGTCGTCCAATCGACTAGGACGGCCATCTTGGCGAACGGCGAGACGCTGGTCGTGTTGACGTTGAAGGCCGGCGGCAGCAGACCGAGGTCGATCACGCGCGCCGCGGCATCGACGGTTCCGTCGGTGGAGCCTGCGGTGGTGCGCGTGATCGTGTCGGTCAGCTTGTCGGCCTGGTCCAGCGGGAAGTTGTAGGCCAGGAAAGCCATGAGTTCACTTCTGCCGCAGCGTCAGCCACGCCGCGTAGTTGAAGCCCGTGGCGACCGTGCCAGCGACGATCGTGCGGATGCGGATGTACCGCAGCGGGACGACGGTGTTGCCGTCGCTGGCGCTGGTGATCTGGACGTTGCTGCCGGTGATGACCAGGCGACCGGCCGGAGGCGTGTCGACGCCGTCGCCGCTCACGCTGGAGTCACCGAAGCTCTGCTTGACCAGCTCGTAGGGCGTGGTCATCGCCGAGTCCGTCGCGCCCTGGATGACGACGGTGTAGACCTCGTTGCCGTCTGCGACTTCGCAGGCCGTCCAATCGACGACCACGTCGAAGGCGTGGAAGCCGGGGCCGAGATCGACGACCAGCGAGCCGTTGGCGGTCGAGCCGACGAGGGCAGCCGCCTTGAGCTGGAGCGAGTCGTCCAGCAGATGGTTGAAGTTCTGGTGTGCCATGTTTGTGCTCCTGGGTTCAGGCGATCGCCGTGGCGTCGCTGATGTCGTACAGACGAGCGACGCAGCGCGGGTGGATGTCCACCACGTTGCAGTACCACTCGACGCGGGTGCGGAAGACGGGCTTGCTGTCCTGTTCGCCCAGGTCGCGGACCTCGATGCCGCCGTTCTGGACCATCTGGAGGCCCATGTCCGACGCCGACAGGACGTAGATCGAGGTCGAGCTGTCGTTGTTCTCGTTGAAGCCGAGGCCCTGAAGGCCGGTGCTGGTGCCGAGGATGTCGGCTTCCACGATCGGCAGGCCGGCGTAGCTGGTGACGATGCGGCCGAACTCGTCGCGGCTGGTCGAGATCGACGCGCTGCTGCGCAGGAAGGCCGTCATGTTGACCTTCGTCTTCTTCGCCATCAGCAGGTGCGTCGGGTTGTCGACGGCCTGAATCGCCTCGTCCAGCGACTTGAGCGACAGCGCCGCGCCGCCGCTGTTCTGGATGATCTGGTCGGCGTTCTCGCCGCCGTCCACGACCGCGTTCGCGCCGAAGCCGCCGCCGTAGCGGACCTGCAGGCCGTCGAAGCCGTTCACGTCCGCCGTCGCGCCGCCCGCAGCGGTGACGCTGCCCTTGACGATCTCGTAGGCGATCCGCTGCGCGAGCAGCTTCGCCTTCATCGTCTCATGTGCCGACCGGATCTCCTGGCCGTGCGTCTGGACGAGGTAGCGGTCCACGTCGAGGTCGCCGCCGATGATCTTGAGCGGGACGCTGCGCGTCTCGACGGTGCCAGCGCCCTCGGTGTAGGAGCCGTTCACCGCGCGGAACTGGACCGAGCCCAGGCCGGCCTCGCGCGTCCACGCGAAGCTGTTGCCCTGGATGGAGACCATCGGCATTGCCGCGAGCAGAGGCGAAGCCTCCGCAAACGTGGACAGGATGCCCGCCTTCTTGAACTCGCCGTTGTTCTGCGCGATCAGCGCAGACTGATACAGACTGACTGCCATGGTTCTCTCGTGTGTGTGTTGGCCCACACGAGAACACCGACAGACAGCCTAGCCCGGACGCTACGCAGTGGAGTTTCCACGGTTCAGCAGTTCCCTTGTGGGCAGTAGTTGCTGCCCGGGGTTCGCTGCGCGACCGGCACCGCCGGTCTGCGAGCCGCCACCGGATCCCCCGGTGCCTTGTGCCACGAACAAGCCGCGCGTCGAAGGTGCTTCCCGCATCTCCGAGATCAGCTCGTCGAATCCCATCGGGTCGCTTGATCCCGACTTCTTCGTGACGCGAGGCTTCCCGCCCGCGTCAACGATGGAATGCTTGAGGTTGCCATCCGCGTCCTCATCGACGCGGATGTACTGCTTGGCCAGCGTCAGGATCGCGTCCATCGACTGCGACCCTCCGAGCTTGGCCACGACCGGGGCGAGTTCGCCCGCCACCATGCGCTCGCGCAGCGCGGCCGTCCGGGCCGTCAGCTTGCCTTCGAGCTTGGCGCGCTCCTCGGCCATCTTCGCGTTCACGGCGGCCTTG